TGATGGCAATCATGGCTAAGAAAAAAGACGGTATGCACAAGATGCCTGATGGCAAGATGATGAAGAACTCTGCTATGAACATGGGCGGTATGACCAAAATGGCTGGTGGCGGTATGCCAATGGTTATGAAAGATGGTAAAAAAATTCCAGCTTTTGCTGCTGACGGCAAGGGAGCAATGAAACATGGTGGCAACGTCAAGACAATGATGGGTGGCGGCATGGCTAAAGGCGGTTCCGCATCTTCTCGCGCTGATGGTATTGCTATAAAAGGCAAGACCAAAGGTAAATTGCTTAAAAAAGGCGGCATGGCCTGCTAAGGAGTAAATTATGAAACGCTCAAAACGATATGATGAAGGTGGCGGTATCCCTGCCCAAACGGAAGAAGAAGCAGCAAATGAAATGGAGTTGAACTCCCCGGCAGCACGCGCACGCCGAAATGTTTCTGCTGCTGAAAATCAAATCCGTGCTGACGCTGTTGCAAAGCTGGCAAGTAAAGCTGCACCCGCCATAGAAATGGATGAGGAAGCTCCGGCGCGTATGCCAACGCGCCCCGGACAAGCATCTTCTGGTATGACCAAAACACCTATGGTCACCAAAGAACAGCTTGCTGCATCCGGTCTTAGCCTGCGCGACTATTTAAATAAACAGCAAGGTTTAACCCGTCGCGGTGAAACAACCCGTATGCCAACGCGCCCCGGACAAGAAGCTCCAATATATAGTAACGAAGGCCGAAATAAAATGCGCCCTGCTGGCAGAGGTACTGTTATGGAGCAAGGCCGTGGAGTTAGTTTGTATGGAAATACTATTAAAGATATGAAAGATATTTTTAAAGGTACTCGTCGTGGCGGAGGCGACTATGCAAAAGGCGGTTCAGTAAGTTCTGCTTCTAAACGTGCTGACGGTATTGCTCAACGTGGCAAGACCAAAGGCAAAATGTGCTAAGGAGCCGTCATGGCTAAAGATTACGAATACCCTAACTCTACGCCGGTAGATGAGCCTGTGGCTAAGAAGCCTAAGCCTGCTCCTACATCTATAGCAGACAAAAAAATTATTGATTTAACTCGCGCTAATCAACTTATTGATGAAGCGGCGGAGAAGCGCAACAAAGCTCAAAACTTAGGCAAGATGTATATGGGTAGCGACTTGTCAAAAGCTGCAAATAACAAGCGCGCAAATATGTTCGAAGAAGATGCTGAAGTCTTGACTGAAAGAGCTAAACAATATCGTGATAAGGCCGAAGGTAAAGCAAAAGGGGGTGTGATTAGTTCATCTGCATCTAGCCGTGCTGATGGCATAGCTCAAAGGGGTAAGACCCGTGGGAAGATGTGCTGATATGGCAACCGCAGGTGTGAAAAAAGTAGTTCAAACTTTGAAAAAGGCTGGGTTTTATGAGGCAAGTAAACCCAAACGGCTAGGCATTATCAACAAAATTACGACTAAACCGCAACGGATAGAAATGGTTGATAAGTTATTTTTAGCCAAAAAAACTAAAGGTGGCGCTAAATGAGAGCTTCACGCGGTATGGGTGCTATTTCCCCTTCTAAGATGCCAAAGGGCAAGAAGTTGCCGCGCCGGGATGATACTGACTTTACGCAGTATGCCGAGGGTGGATTAGCGCAACAAGCTGCTACTGCTATTGCAATGAAAGCTGCGGGTAAAAAACCTAAAAAAATGGCTGCTGGTGGTGAAACAAAATCTAAAGTAAATGAAGCTGGCAACTACACCAAGCCTGAGTTACGCAAACGTATATTTAACAGTGTTAAAGCTGCGGCAATCGTAGGTACAGGAGCAGGGCAATGGTCGGCCAGAAAAGCACAAGTAATGGCTAAACGCTACAAACAAGCTGGCGGGGGCTATCGTGATTAAAAAGTCACAGCAATCCCTAAAAGACTGGACTGACCAATCTTGGACAACCAAGTCGGGAAAGCCGTCGTCAAAAACAGGTGAGCGGTACTTACCTGAAGCTGCTATAAAATCCTTGTCATCGGCTGAGTATGCAGCTACCACCAAAGCAAAGCGTGCGGGCAAAGCGGCAGGTAAGCAATTTGTGGCACAGCCCAAAACCATAGCAAAGAAAACAGCAGGGTTTAGATAATGGCTACTTCTGGATCGGCTACCTTCAACCTTGACCTAAGTGAAATAGTCGAGGAAGCGTTTGAACGTGCAGGTTCCGAGTTACGCACAGGGTATGACCTGCGTACTGCGCGGCGTAGTCTTAACATCATGTTTGCTGATTGGGCAAACCGTGGCATAAATATGTGGACGTTTGAGCAGGGAACTATTAATTTGGTTCCGGGGTTAAACACTTATCCCATCCCTACAGATACAGTAGACCTGCTAGAGCATGTGATTCGTACCGGCTCCAATACTGCATCTACCCAAGCAGACCTGACCATCACGCGAATTAGTGTTAGCACCTACGCTACGATCCCTAATAAACTTCAGCAAGCTAGACCAATCCAGATGTGGTTCCAGCGGCTTGACGGGCAGACTTCAGCTTCAATCACTACGCTGAGTGCCACTATTACAGCCACAGCCACTACTATTTCTGTAACGTCCGTTGTCAACTTGCCTGCTAATGGGTATATATTAATTGGCACTGAAACCATATATTACGGGTACATATCAGGGAATACCCTAAGTAGCGTTGCTCGTGGACAGAACAATACGACTGCCGCTTCACATACATCGGGCGATGCTGTAGCTATTCAGAATATCCCACGGGTTACTCTTTGGCCTACACCGGACAACTCCACAACCTATCAATTTGTTTACTGGCGTATGCGCCGCATTGATGATGCTGGCGGTGGTGTGAACACAATGGATGTGCCATTTAGATTCTTGCCTTGCATGATTGCAGGACTGGCGTATTACGTAGCCCAAAAGATACCGGGTGGCATGGAGCGCCTACCAATTCTAAAAGCTCAGTACGATGAAGCTTGGCAATTAGCCGCCGATGAAGACCGCGAGAAGGCAGCTATACGTTTTGTTCCAAGACAGATGTTTATCGGAAATTCGTAATGGGTAATCGGTTTGCTTCTGGTAAAAAGGCGATTGCATCGTGTGATCGTTGCGGGCAACAATTCCTGCTAAAGAAGCTAAAAACAGAGATAATCAAGCAGAAGAAGTATGAACTGCTTGTTTGCCCTGAGTGTTGGGATCCAGACCAGCCGCAATTAATGCTAGGTACATTTCCAGTAGATGATCCGCAAGCACTGCGTAATCCCAGAAAAGACACAACGTATGTGACTTCGGGTAACAATGTAAACGGGTTTCCCGCTGGCGGTTCACGGGATATTCAATGGGGGTGGCGACCTGTAGGCGGCTCTAGTGACTTTGATGTAAGATTAACACCTAACTACCTTGTGGCTGCGACTTCAGTAGGAACGGTAACAATATCATGAAAACTTGTTCTCGATGCCAAACTGTTAAATCTTACGAGTTGTTTTATAAACAAGCCGTAAACAGCAAGGATGGATATCAAGCCCACTGCAAAACCTGTGATAACGCACGAAAAAAAAATTGGGCATTAAAAAATCCTGAATTATCTGTGGTTTATCGCAAAACGTCTGACATTAATAGATATAAAAATCACAAAATTAAAGTTCAACAGAAAAATAAAAACTGGAAAATTAATAATCCAAGTAAAGTTTTAGCTATGGATGCTAGACGTAGGGCGGCGTTAAATTTACGCAAACCAACTTGGTTTACCGATGATGATCACTGGATGGTAGAACAAGCCTACGAATTAGCTCAGTTAAGAACTAAAATGTTTAAATTTCCTTGGCATGTTGACCACATAATCCCGCTTCAAGGAAAGCTTGTATCTGGTTTGCATTTGCCTCATAATCTGCAAGTCATCCCCGGTTCAGATAACATGCGAAAATCTAACCAATTTCATCCAACATAGGAGTTTATGATGGCTAAAGAAAAAATGGATATGGCGCAAGACAAGGCCATGATTAAAAAAGCGTTCAAACAACATGACGCTCAAAAACATATGGGCGGCAAGGGCACAGCCTTGAAGCTCAAAAAGGGAGGCCCTACTACGGATGACCGTATGCGTATGGGGCGTAATCTTTCCCGCGCAGCTAATCAGAAAACGGGGTAAATCATGGCCTACAGTATGAAGAAAATGGGAAAAGAAGTCGGCTCTGCTGCCGTCTATGCAAAACCGCATACGATGGATGGTAAGGCCATGAAGATTTCTACCAACCCCGGCAAAGAGCCAAACCGCAGCAAGTTGGACTCCTACGATGTCAGCGTCGGCGGTATTAGTAAATCTGCCGGTAACGAGCCAATCAAGACTGACGGTATTAAAATTCGCGGTACTGGTGCGGCTACTAAAGGTCTGATGGCAAGAG